GTATAGAACACAGTTAGCGCAAGTTACGCCAATCTTTGCAACTTCATTTTCTGCAGCTGGCGTATAGCCTGCATATATTCCTGTTGCGTCTTCATTGAACTTCCCATAGCGGGTTGCAATTGTTACCAAAGCTTCAGCTAGGTCTCTCTCTTCTGGAACCAATTTTGGTTGAGATACTGGAGCTGGTGACTGTTGCTGATAGTTGACGCGAACGAGAGGTGGGGAAGCTGGGGTGGCACCAGGAAGTGTTGATGGAACAACAATTGTTTGTCCTGGAGGTGTAGGAACGCCCTGCTGTGGACGACGCTGCGCCATTGGCATTCCAGATGGCATACCAGTCGGCATTCCTGATGGCATACCAGTTGGCATCTCAACTGGCTTTACCATTGGTACGGTACCCGGCTCCGTCTGGGCGGGTGGGGATATCATTTCCGGCCTACCGAACATAAATACGCCATCGTTCCCGTATGAGAACCGGCACTTATAAAGTGTTGATTTACCGTTTGTGTCAACTCGTTCAAAATGAACTACACCATCTGCGACATTTGCAACCTTTACAGCAGTTCCAAGGCGTGCTGAAAGTTCTGTCTCTAGCTTCTTATGAATATTTGAATCTGTTGATGAGTTTGTTGGAACTTGTGTTGGCGACGGGCTCATGGCTGTTTCGTCTGCCTTTATTGAAATTGTTCCAGTCAGCTGGTTTGCACCGTGAAGAACCGGACTTACTTCATAAAGCTCAACTTCATAGAGAATGTTTGCCTGCGAACCCTGGTCGAATTGTGCGCGCAGAGTCTTATAGCCAATTGACCATTCCTGGTCTTCGCCAAAGAAGGCAACGTTCGAAAATGCTTCACGGCCCTTCTCTGAATTGAGATTGAACTGAACACGTGCGTAAAGTCCGCCAATTCCAGCTGCTCTCATTTTTGCCGGAAGCCTCGGGTCAGAGGGCGGAACTTCATATATTTCAAGGACTTTGCCGATTGGGTCATTCCAGTTGTGGCCCCAAACAACACGCGGCTTGCGACGCATGAGGCTTTTAGTAAACGCTCCAGATGCGCAAACATCCCCTACGGAGTCCTTGTTACCAATGCCGGCGACAAAACACTCAACTATGCCCTGGGCCTCATCAAGGTTTATCTGACCCGAACTTGCCTTGTATTTAATGTCGTTCAAACCACTAGCAGACATAGGGCTCCTTAAAGTCTGTATTGATAATAAACGACAAAATAAAGGCTATGTCGCAAGTATTGTATTTTTATTGTTCTTTTACAGAAACGGTTTACTGAAACATTTGGCCGAAGGTCCATGCCCTTCGAGTTTCGGCTTCAGCGATGTCAAATCTTCTCTTTGCCATCAAGTTTGCATAGTAAGCGACAACGGATGCTCTAAACACGGATGCCCTCTCCTCTTCACCAGAAACGTTGAGGGATTTAAACATTGCATCAGTAACAGCTTCTTGTGTCTCGTTATTCAGTTCCATAATTCTTGAAAGCTGAGAGTTGACCTGTGCAACGAAATCAACATCCGACTTCAACTGTTTACTTGAAAGACTCTTGGTGCCGTACTTGTTCTGCCAAGAATCTGTAATGATGGAGGCAATTATTGGCTTTATATCTTCACTGAATTGCTTATTCCATGTCTCAACCGAGATTATTGACTCAACGTCTAGTGTTCCCGCAAATAGTGCCTTTTTGGACTTTGCACCGCCGACTTTCTCTAGAACAACCCTCTGCTGTCTTTCCAGAACACGTTCAATGCTTCTATCCAGAATCTCCTGCCATCTATTTATGTCCTGCTCGTGAGATGGCTTATCATCCTTGAACATCATTGGACCTGATGCAACAGCAGAGGCAGCACCTTCTGGTATCGGAGCAGCAGCACTTTCTGGAGGTCCAGCAGGTGAAGCCCCAGCTGCTTCCGGCATCGTTGTTTGAGCTAACGCGCCGGCCATTGTATTTGCATCGGGTTGCTGCGGTGCTGCGGCTTGTTCTTGACCAGGCGGCATTCCCGGTTGCGGAGCGCCAGGCATTCCAGGCTGACCCGGAGCACCGCCAGGTATTTCTGCAGAGGGCGGCTCCATCTTCTTCTTCGTATTCGCAATCGGAATTAGGTTCGGATTCATCAGGAGCGAGTCAGCTAAATCGCTCTCTGTTTCTTTTCTGCCAGAACCAGTTCTGTATTCGTTATTGCTTATCAAGCCATTTTGGAACTCTTCCATTAGGTAGCGCTCGCGCTCTTGCTTGTAAAGCATCAAAATCGGCACTTGCTCGGTGTCGAAATCTAGATAGTACTTATCATCTAATTCGTCCAGTCCACGCTCGATTGTTTCAAGGTGTGGGGACATTGTTTCCATCCAGAAAACTCTTATTTCTTCTGCTGCATTACTGAATGTACGTCCTGCCGCATTTCCGATTACGGATTCCGGCACACCAAATGATGCAAGAATTTCTTCTTTTGTAATTTGTCGCATCTGAACATATGCGGCGTCTCTCGGGTTTGCTGATGTATCTATGTAGTCAGCACCATCATCAGAAGCAATAACTGACGTGTATCCAGTCCTGGATAGATTTCCCCGAAAACGGCTCTTAAGCTCTTCTTTATCGTCATCATCGATTTCTCCACGTAGTACGAGAAGTCCTCCTGGGCGGCCGTCGTTCAACAGGTAGTTTCTGTTATAAAGCTTGGCAAGATTCTCAATTTCAACTGCTACGCCACACGCCTCAAGAGGCGTTAGCGAAAGGTATGGGTCAAGTGGGTGTGGCCTTCTAATCCATAAGACATCATCTGGGTCAAGTGTCATTGTCTGACCAAATGGCATTCTTACTTCATAGCCAGAAACGAACTTCTTGGCATCCGGAATTGGAGCGGTTGACTGAGGGGGTAACAGGTTTAACCCAATAATTCCACCGTCGCGACCCTTTACTTTCTCAATGAATACTCCGCGCGTTCCAAGGAGTAGCTGTGCCGAAAGTCTGTACCTAAAGATAAAAGAGTTTTCTCCGATATTTGACTTTGTATTCAGCAGCTCTAGAAGTGTTGAATTTTTTGCTTCTCGGCCAACAACGACTTCGCCGTCTGGTGAATTGTCTTTGCGCAAGATAATCGGAAGACGCGCTTGGTTGCCAGCGATTGCATCTATGCATCTAGCCACCCACGTGACCTTTTGCATTCCTTCTCTATATGCGCGTTCGATATCCCATGTATCTCGATATGGGCGTCCTGCAAATCCTGGGTTTTGCGCTACTGGGGCACCGGGACCGAGCGCTTTACCATTAACACCATTTATGGATTTATTACTAGGAGAGTTCCATGCCATATTTTTTACTCACGACCCAAGAGGTAACCAAAAATGCCACAGGTAGCCCCTGCAGTAATAAAACCCGCAGGAATGAATACCAAACCCGCGCCAATACTCGATAATAGTATAAATGAGAGCATCATTATGTAGGCGAAAGTTGAACGATTTAGTCGTGCTTTTATCCGCAGAAGAAAATTTCGCATATGATACACAGTAGCGTACTCAAGGCAGCAGGCAGCGACGGTAACAAATGACAACTGACTGGAATAAGGTTTTAGAATACCTCAGTCCCAAACTTCCACCATTCTGCCCTGAGGAACCTTCCGTAAACCAGAAGGTTTTTTTGAGGACAAATGCAATCGAAGGCCTGTTTGGCGGAGCAGCTGGGGGTGGGAAATCTTCTGCTCTACTTATGTCTGCACTACAATATGTAGACGTTCCAAATTATTCAGCAATTCTTTTTAGACGTACATTTGCGGACTTATCACTTCCCGGCGCTCTTATGGACCGCTTCAAAAGTTGGATAAATCTTTACGATGATGTTCACTGGAATAACAACAGTTTCGTTGCTACATTTCCCTCTGGGGCCAGAATTTCATTCGGATACCTAAATAATGCCGGCGACTATCTTCGGTACAAGGGCTCAGAATTCCAGTTTGTAGGCATGGACGAAGTTACAGAAATTAGAGAATCTGATTACAGATACTTGTTCTCCCGTTTGCGTCGCCCATCATCTGGCCCACTTGCCAAAGTCCCCCTCAGGATGAGGTGCGCCTCTAACCCTGCACCAAACTGGGTAAGACAACGCTTTATTGTTGAGGGGCCGACTACAGGGCGAATATTTGTACCCAGCAAACTTACTGACAACCCCGGAATTGACGCGGCCTCGTATCGCCAAGCCCTTTCGGCACTTGACCCAATCGAACGTAGGCGACTTGAAGAAGGCGACTGGTGGAGCACCACCCTTGGAAGCCTTTTTGACCGAACATCAATGGTCATACTTGATTCTAGTGAAGTTCCTCAAATATCTAGTACTGCCCGAGCGGTCCGTTTTTGGGACCTTGCGGCTACCGAGCCATCCCCGGGGAACCCAGACCCAGACTGGACTGTTGGTACATTAATGCTGTTTGACCAAGGAATTGCCTATGTCATGGACGTTAAGCGCTTCAGATATAGGGGCGAAAAGGTCGAACATATGATTGCCCAGACCGCCTATGAGGATGGCCACGGTGTCCCTATAAGAATGGAACAGGAGCCTGGCTCAAGCGGAAAGGCCCTGGCTGACCAATATGCCCGATATGTCCTTCCGGGATATGACTTTCAGGCTATACGGTCAACTGGAGACAAGGTGACCAGAGCGCGTCCATTTGCCGCAGCAGCGGCCAACGGCAATGTCAGGGTTGTCCGTGGGGCATGGCTAACGGAATGGCTGGACGAGTTCTCTTCCTTCCCCGAAGCCTGCGACCACGACGACCAAGTTGACTCGGCAGTTGGGGCTTTTACATTTTTAGCTGGTTTGGGGTTGTCTCAGAAGCGAGCTATCTCTATAGTTGTCTAGGTTAACAACCACCTATATCAGAAGTACAAAGGAATACTAAAAATGAGCATTGAAGCAATATCTGCTTTGCGTAAGTCCATTGTTGAACTTGAGGAAACTTTAATGTCCTCTCTGTCGGAGGAAACCACAGTCGAAGAGGCGGGAGCCATTCTGCTTGAGGTAAATCTAGCGAAGCGTGACCTTGGGTTCGTTTACGACACATTCAGCAATGCGTTCGCGTCCATGCTGAAAGATGCGGATTTGGTGCAGTTGCCAAATGGGGCACAAATTGAGAAAAAGTGCTCATACGACCGAAAGGGATGGCAACACAAGGAACTTGGCTCAGCAGTTGCTGACAAGTTAGTTCAAATGTCGGTCGATATGGACACTGGGGAAATTACCAAGACCCCATATCAAATCGCCACAGAGATTCTTAACTACTGTGCTCCTTCATATTGGAAAATCAAGGAGTTGCAAAAGTTGGGTATTAATGCAGATAATTACTGCGAAGTTGGTCAATTGAAAACAAGCATTATCGTTAGAAAAGGTGATAACCAATGAGTTCAGTTAATCCCTATCAGCAACTGTCCGAACCATTTGCTCCAGAGATGGAACGCACAATGTCTAAGGGCGGAACGCGCCTTGTATACATTCCAGTTAGCGAAGTAATCAATCGCTTGAATAAGGTGCTCGGTGTTGAAAGGTGGTCGTTCGAAATCATCTCATGCTCGCGCGACGCAATCGACCCAGACTACGTTGTCGCGCATGTGCGACTGACATGGAACCCAGACGATGACCACGCCTACGTTCAGCGTGACGGTTTTGGTGGTCAGAAGATTAAGCGCACCAAGTCCGGAGACATCGTTGACCTTGGCGATGAGATGAAGGGTGCTGTTTCTGATGCTCTCAAGAAGGCGGCCCAGACACTTGGTGTTGGCCTATATCTTGCTCGTTCGGAAGAGGCGATGGACATTGAGGATGCAATGGATGCAATGCCTACTCAACCGGAAATCGATGTGGAAATTCTCGCAAAGTGGGACAAGTTCACTGCGCTCGTTAAAGATTTGACCGATACGCAAAAGTCGGAACTCAATTCATTCTGGGCAAACTTCAGTGGTGGAAAGCCGAAGCCAACGAAAGCGACAGCAACGCACGAATCCCTTGATGCGCTCATTGCTGAAACGGTACGACTTTCGTTTGGCGGTGAGTATGCAGAGCCAGCAAACTGAACTAACCCCTCCACCACATCTATCCGTATCATCAATACAGACATTCAATCAATGCCCTCTTAAATTTAAGTATGGCAAGATTGACCTATTGCCTGATGCTCCAAGTGAAGCTTCAATAATGGGTAATTTTGTTCATGACGTTCTAGAAGAGCTCTACAAGCTGGATGCAGAATCACGAACAAAAGATGCTGCCAGAGTTTTGGCTCGTCAACTATGGGAGGACAGGTGGAAAGAACCTGTATCTAACCTCCTAGTTCGCGATGATGTAATCAAGCAATTCCGCTGGAACTCATGGTGGTGCATCGAAAACCTTTGGTCACTTGAATCACCGTCCTCAATAAGCCCTATTGGTCTCGAATATGAGGTAAATGCCAAGATTGAGGGCGTAGTAATTAAGGGATTTATAGATAGATTTAGCGTTAGTAGTGATTCATTAATGCTTACTGTTTCTGATTATAAAACCGGAAAAACACCGCGTGAACCATATGTTGACGACAAGTTTTTTCAGCTCAACGTTTACGCCAAGATGCTTTCAGTGCTTGGAGTTGGAGATGTTGATACGGCTGAGTTGCTTTATCTGAAAGACGGTAAGCGACTAATCAGAAAAGTAAAAGACTCGGATATCCAGTCAGCAGTTGAAATAATCTGCGAAACAAAAGAAACAATCGATAAGTGCTGCGCTAGTGGCTATTTCGAACATAACAAATCAATTCTTTGTAATTGGTGTAACTATAAAAGTATTTGTCCAGCATGGAGTAAGTAAATGATTAGTGATGACGCATTCGCAAGCATGGTTGCTGAAGAAGTAAAGAATAAACTTTCGCAGAAACAGCGCCAAGAGCTTTTGAAGCCAGAAAACTGGGAGCGCTGGAAGGAAACACTTCTTGCTCTCGTTGACAATCTGCAGGAACAAATTGAACAAATTGACGAGGACTCTGAAGCAGACAGAATTCGTTATGAAGCTATGGGTTCCGATGGGCGACGTTTGGTGCGCGAATCAACGCAGGCTTACAACTCACGTAAGATGAAAGTAAATCGCTTTCTCTACCATGTAAATAAGCGACTTGATGAAGTCATGCACATGATTGAAACCGGTGAGGCTATTAAGTCCGATGGTTGGGCTGAAGCAGAATTGTTTAAGAAGGCAATTATCAAGCACCGTTCAATGCTTAGGGATTTTGACCTTGAGGAAACATCAATTGACCGAGCACTGTGGGATACTCTGAATGGCAAATGGAGCTTTGACTCCATTGATGCATCATCTTTGTAACTAGCAATAAGGGGGCTTCATGCTCAATCGCAGAAAACCCTTAAAAAGTAAAACACCACTGAAAGCGAAGACTGGTCTTAAGAAAACTGGTCAGTTGAAGAAACGCTCCAAGAAAATGGAAGACACATATAAAGAACGTCGACCATTTGTTGAGCGCATTCTTCGTGAGCGACCATTATGCGAGGCATGCAGAATATTTGCTGCCCACGATGGCAAGCAGGTATTTAATCATCACATGAGCAGAGATGTGCATGAGATAATTCGCCGTTCTCAGGGTGGGTCAATACTTGATGATTCAAATGTTCTTGCTGTATGCAGGCCATGCCATATGCGCATTGGGAACTATCCGGAACTGGCATTTCAGCTTGGTTTAGCTAAGCATGGCTGGGAAAGAGATAATTCATAAAACTTTTGCTCATTTCTGTAATTGTTTTGAAACTAAAATAAGTGTTAGGTAGTACCTAAAGCAACACTAACTTTCGAGACAAGAAAGGCGAGGTGGTCCAATGTCTAGTGGTTTCATCCACGGCAAGGAAGCTGAGGTCGCGTAGGGGGACATCACCTACCTTTGACTACAAGCCCACAACCGCTGGCAGCTCTGCAGGCTCCGGCGGTTGTTTGCTGCTTGGGAACATATTTTATTGTGCTATAAATAATGTGCTGGGCGTGCTCATCAAAACCTTAGGACCGTTACAGGTGCAGAAGCCGGGGGGCTAGTTCTCCTCGGCTTCTGCATGTAGTAGGTTATTTTTATGATTTGCATTATGGGATTGGACCTATCCCTCACCTCAACCGGATATTCAGTTGGTGGGAAAACTGGAACTATCGCCACAAAGACAAGAGGGGCAGAGCGTCTATCAGTCATATCAAATGACATAATTGATATAACATGTTCGGCTGATGTAGATATTGTTGTTGTAGAGGGTTACTCGTTTGCTTCTAGAAATAGCCAAGCTCACAGCATCGGTGAACTTGGTGGGGCCGTCAGGATGAGGCTTTGGGAATGTGGGACTCCTTACATAGATATCCCTCCAACGTGTAGAGCAAAGTTTGCTACTGGAAAAGGTAATGCATCCAAAAATGAAGTCATATCTTCGATATCGGCAAAAACTGGAATTGTTTGGTCTGGAGCTGGAGCTGATGACATGTGCGACGCATGGATTTTGGAACAAATGGGAATAGCAAAATTAGGTTCGTCTCTGTATGATTGGACCGAATCACAGTTATCAGCCTTAGAGAAGGTGGACTGGAGCCCAATGGAGGGGATGCTTGCTAAAGACAAATAATCCAATAAGTCAGATTGATATCGAGAATGAACTTATTCGGTTACTCGGAGACCTTGAGTCAGAGACTGAAGCATTTGAAGTTCTCGCGATTGATGCTTCTAAAAAAGAAGCACTTTATAAGTCAAATTGGGCGAAAGAATATCTTTCTGCAAAGGGTTCTATTAAAGAGCGAGAATCATGGGCTGATTACAAGATGGACGAAATGGCCTATGACTTCAAAATTGCAGAAGCGCTAGTTAAGACAAAGCGTGAAAAACTCACGTCATTGCGTACCGCCATTGATGCTATGCGGACACTTAACGCAAATGTTAGGGTTCAAGTATGAGACTCAGCAAAAATGGATTGAAATTATTCCCGAATCGACTTACTAAATCCTGGATTAAAACGATTGACGGGAGTACGAAATCTTATACAGAATTTCGCTCACAAATAACTGAAGCACTTGGCTGCCCATGGAATACAGCTCCCAAAAACATCGATGAATTTATCGAAGTCTGTGATGCTCGCGCCAAATGGGAAAAAGAAAACAATGCCTCAGCACCATTGAATTGGAGCTGCATAATCTCGCACTCATTATTTGAAGATATGGCTAGAGAAGTAAAGGAATTACGCAATGCCAAACGGAATACATGAATCCTTACTGCCTCTTGCGGTAGATATTGAAACGTTGCAACTTCTTGATGGAAATCCACGCATTGGTGATGTTGATGCAATCATGGCTTCATACCAAGAATTTGGACAGGTCAAGCCAATAGTTGCTAAAAAGAATGATGATGGTACCGCAACGGTTATTGCTGGAAACCACCAGTTACAGGCTGCAACAATGCTTGGCTGGGACAAAATAGCTGTTGTATTCCTTGATGCAGATGATAAGCGTGCAGTGGCATTCGCAATAGCCGATAACCGAACAATGGAGCTTGGCTACACAGAACCTGAATTGTTAGAAGGGCTGCTTACTGAAATTAGTGACTTCTATCCGGAGCTTCTTGAAGGTCTTGGGTGGGATGAATTTGATATGGCCGAAATCGGTTACGAATCGAACAGAGGGGCATCTGATTTAGTTGATACTGGTGCGTATGTTCCGCCAGTAATTACCGCAGTTCCCGTAGAGCAACCACAGAGAGTCCTCCATGTCGCTGAAGATAACTCTGGAGAACGCCGTATCGTTGCTGACCCAACCGCAAATCAGGCTGACGTAGCCGTTCGTGGCTCAACAGTTTCCGGAACAAATGCTCCACAAGCTGTTGTCCAGTACACGATTGTGTTTGACAACCCGCAACAGCAGACAAAATGGTACGACTTTATTAAGTGGCTCAAATCAGATGCCGGAACAGATGGCGGAACCACTGCAGAGCGCCTAATCAATTTCATTGAGGACCATACGCCAGCATGACCCGCCAAAGAATGTTCCTTGACATGAGTTGCGTTGAGGCAGCTCGTCAGAGGATACGCCATGTGTATGACACATTCGATACTGTCTGTGTTCAGTTTTCTGGCGGAAAAGATTCAACTGCAGTTCTGTATCTTGCAAAAGAAGTTCATGACGAACGAGGCCTTGGACCAGTAAAAGTCATCTTTAGAGATGAAGAGATGGTCAGTCCATCTGTAGTCGAATATGTTGAAAAGGTCAGAAACTATGACTGGGTTGATATGGAATGGTATTGCCTTCCATACCCAGCAGAGATATGGGTTCTCGGTACTCGGGTAACTACTCTTTTATGGAGCAATATTAGAAAAGAAATGGGCACTCTCGTACGGGATATGCCTCCGTGGGCTATTCACGGTGGTCATTTTGGTCTCAGTCACGATGTCTCACTTCCTGAACAAACCGACTATTACACAATGCAAGGCAAGGTTGGAAACGTTGCTTTCATAACCGGAGTTCGCGCCAGCGAATCAATGGTTCGCTATAGGTCCATAGTTCAAAAACTTCACGAAAACTATATTGTCACTCCATACAAACTAAAGCGCGGAATCCCGCTGAAGTTCGCAAAAGTCATTTATGACTGGAATACGGATGATGTTTTTAAATTCATTGCTGAAGAGCACGGAGCAGAATTCTGCGAATACTATGACCTTGCTGCGCTAACTGGCAGCAATACGCGAGTCGGCATTCCACTACATAGCGTTGCAATTCGTCGCATAGGTGATGTTGTGGCTACTGAACCCGAATTTTACGACAGATTGTTCGAGTGCTTCCCAGAGGTAGATGCCCAAAGGAGATGGTGGCCAGATTTTGATATTGAAAAATTAATATCTGGTTATTCTAAATATGGTTTTGCTGGTGCTGGTTATTTTATAAATGATTATATGATTGGTGAAATTAGACAACGGGATGCCAGAGCATATGTAGCACGATTTAGAAAAAAGCATCTGGAGGACCCATACGGCTATCCGGTCAGTTGGCTAATACGAAACCTTGCACTTAATGACATAGATGTCAATTCTCCAACCCCGGTTGGACCAAGGACGCGAGCAAATACAGTTCGGATAATTGAGGCAGAAAGAGAAGATTCTGATGGATATTAAATACGTAAACGTATCTGAATTAGTTATTCCGGACTGGCGTTGCACATATATTCTACGTCCAGACCTTATGGTTATCTCTTCTTCATTGTCTGAGTATGGTTTTATACAGCCAATACATATACGCCGTGGAACAAATGAAGTGATTGATGGTTCAGAACGTGTGAAGCTTACGCTCAATGTCAAGCAAATAAATAAAAAAACTGGTGGTGTCATTCCAGTAATCGAGCATGATATTGATTCTCTATCCGCAATAATGATGCATCTTCAACTCAATAGGGGCAGGGGGATGATTATGGCGAAGAAAATGTCAGACGCCATAAAGAAATTGTATTTGTCAGGAAAATATGAAGCTCGCCATTTTGATTCAATGCTCTGCATGAAGCGAGAAGAAATTCAATTAATGCTTAACGGTTCTCTTTTAAAAACTAGAAATATCCCAGAACATACATATTCAAGAGCGTGGGTGCCCGTAGAAGCACCGCCTGGAACAATTGATGGCGGGCAAATCATAGAAAGACCGCCCAATTCGGATAGGTGAATTTACTAAATACCGATAATGCTATAATTTGCTCTACTTTACTCTCTACAAAGTGAGGCAAATATGCCAGGCGTACGCTGGGGAAATGACATTACGGATGAAGCAGCGCTTCGCGTAGAAAATATTGATGCTTTGGAGAGGGAGCTATCCAATCCAAAAATTGGAAAAGAGAGACAAGCTAATTTATTGAAAACACTTGCTGACGTTCGGGCAGAGACTAAGTCTGTATTTGGTTCGGAGCGCGGGGCAAGGAGTTTAGCTAAATTCGCAACTTACGATGGTGGAACCGTCGAGGCCCCAAATGGCGTTACATATAAATCTCGGCCAAAACTTTCTAAATCTGCTCATAGAATTGCTGCTCGCGCTGGTGCAACCCAGGGAGGAAATCCGCTTGGTACATCAAGCTACAACGCAGGACGAACCGCACGTACTTCAGCACGCAACCCCGTCGGCCGCGAGGGGGCAAGTCCGCTTAGAGCAACAAGCGAACGGTTGAGAGAGCAGGATGCTGCAAGAAGAATTGACAATGCAGGTCGCGGAATGCGTGCAGATAGTAGAACTGGGCGTGTAAATACATCAAATAAGAAAAAGCCAAAAACTTCGTAACCGGAGGTGACTGATGTTGGTCACCGTTTCTGACCTAACAAACTACATGGACATCCGTTTTAGCCTGCGCCAGCAGGACGCGGCTGAGATGGTTCTTGCCGGATTGCAGAATGAGCTAGAGGCTTTTTTACGTCGTCCTATAGAGGTGGAGGAATTCACCGAGGAATACGTCCTTCCATCTAGCCAGCACGGTGTGCCCATGGGCACATTCTTAAGCATGCCCAACAGCTACATGTACAGCGACTCGTTCTATCGAACAAATCCGGTTGACAACATGCTTTACGCGGAACCACCAAACACTATTTACCTCCGCAACTCACCAGTAGTTTCTGTATCTTCCGTAGTGGTAAAGCCACAACATGGCAATATACGTACATTAACGGTAAATAATGATTATGTCGTTCGTAGATACGGAATTGACTACTTCTATGGGTTTGATAATGACCTAGTAACAATTACGTATACGGCTGGAATAGATGGCGCGAATATCCCAATGTTTAAATTACTGATATTACGCGCAGCCACGAGAGAAATGCAGAACATGCATGATGATGTTGTGGGCGTAAAGGACCTTAATACCCGCAACGTTGCACCATTAATTACTGGATTCCTAGATTCAGAACTTAACTCTGTTAGAAAGTACAGAAGAGTTAGAGTTGCTTAAATGACAACAGTAATAGTTGAAGTAGATATCAATATAAAGAATGCCAAGGAGATGATGGACCGCATCTCCAAAAATGCACGCGATATGCGTCCGGTCTGGAAATATGCCAAAAGGGAGCTAGAGGTAGCGTTTACAACCAACTTCCTTAGTGGCGGAAGTTTGGTCCCCGGAGGATGGGCCCCATTGGATAGGGGATACGCGGCATGGAAGGCAGTACATTTCCCAGGAGCTAGAAAGCTCGTTATAGATGGACGACTCTTTAAAAGCGTTGCGGACCTTGACTCTCCTGCTGTTAATAAAATTACGCCTCTTAGTGCCGAATTTGGAACAGATGTTGAATATGCAAAGTTCCATCAATATGGAACTACAAAGATGCCGGCCCGTAAAATCATCTTTGAGCCCAAGGGATTTGCTAGAGACATAGCCCGTAAAGCAAAAGAACACATACTTAGCGAGGACTGAAATGGCTGATGCTCCTGGCTACTTCTTAATGAACGGTTCGCATATGGCCAAGGCCTATGTGAATGACTACCTAAAAACGGACATCCCCGTTCGTCTAGTTGATTACAGAAATGGTTGGCAGGTAGATGATATCCACCTTCCAACACCAGAAGAGTTCATAACCTACGAACCTCTTGCAATAGATGCTTGGCCAACGGTTATAACAGTCGCGATATCTACCAGCAAATTCGACAGATTCGGACATTTTGGGGCCGACCCGACATATCGAGTTTCCTATCAGATGCGTACATATGTATGGGTACGAACCGAGGGAAATGAAGAAGTAACCCTTATGCGTGACCGTTTAGCAACTGTCCTGCGTGCTGCACTTCTTGACTATCCGTGTCTGAAGGCTTATGACGCACGAACATCGTTCAGGGCAATGATTGATGAAGGAACAATGTCAGAAGAATTTTCCGACATCACTTTACTTAAGGGCGACAGGTCGATGGCGGGTGCATACATTGGCTACACCTTAGATATAGATGAAATTGTTGCACGTAGAAATATCGGCACAGTTAACCAGATTGGCCTCACATTTCTATCTGCATCACCAGAAGAAGCACTATCCGTATCTGATGAATCAACGCTTCCGGTTGCTGCAAGTGTCAATATTTCGTAGCAACTATTTACATTATTCTTTTTAAAGTTGCATCAAAAAATCGTTTGTCATCTGTACAATATAAAACGTTGGATGGGATTTATCCCCACGACATGAGTCAATAGGAAGGTCTTATGCCAGGCGTAGTCATCTCCACAGCAGTAAGAACAGGACCATCAGCAGATACGGTTCGCGAAACGTCACAGCTATTTGTCGTCGGCTTGGCCGAGCGTGGTCCATCAAATGAAGCTGTTTTGGTTGAGAGCCTTCAGGACTTTGAATTTAAGTTTGGCGAATATATCGCAGCATCTTACCTTCACCCAACAATCGAAACATTCTTCGAAGAGGGCGGCACCCGTGCTTATGTATCGCGCGTTGTAGGTGGTGACGCAACATCTGGTACAAAGAATCTAAATGGTGTTCTTTCGCAGTCTGGCTCAACAGTTCTTACGCTCGATGCAAATGGTGCAGGCGACTGGAGCCACAATGTCACAGTAACAGTAGAACACATTGTTACAAACGTTAGTTTCAGAGTCAAGCTCTACTACAACGGTGACATTGTTTACAACACTGGAACTGTTACTTCGGTTGCGCAAGCTGCTGGTCGAATCAATACAAACGTAGTTGCCTCAAAGTACGTAACCGCAACTCCAGCATCATACGCAACAACAATTCCTGCCGCAGTAACAGGTCAAGCTCTCACGGCGGGAGATTCAGACAACGGTGCAGTAACAGATTCAGACCTCATTGCTGGACTGGACCTCTTTAACGATGCGCTTGGTGCTGGTGCTGTATGTATTCCTGATGCAGAAGTTGCAGAGGGCAATACTGACTACACAGTGTCGGAAGCTCTGATTGCACATGCCAATTCAAATAATAGAATTGCCATTCTTCACTCAGCCCAGAATGACTCTGCTGCTGACGTAAAGGATAAGTCAACTGCGCTTCAGACGGTAGAAAATGCTGAACATGCAGCAATCTACTACCCATGGATTTCAATCCCAACGTCAATAACTGGCATCACACGCTCAATACCGGCTGACGGTTATGTAGCTGCAAAGCGCGCAATGGCCCACAATACAGCCGGTCCACACACGCCAGCAGCTGGTGTTATGTCAGCATCCCAGTTTGTATCTGCAACAGAGACGGATATCAGCAAGGCAGTCGGTGACGACCTTGATGAGAATGGCGTAAATGCAATTCGTGTCATCCAAAACAGCATTCGCATCTACGGTGCGCGCTCGCTTTCAGCAGATGTCGAAAACTTCCGCTATATCACAACCCAAGATATCGTGAATAGCGTTGTTGTAGAAGCTCAGCGTTCACTGGAAGACTTGGTCTTCAGCGCAATTGATGGTCGCGACACGATTTACTCAAATATCTCATCACGCCTTACAGCAATATGCGCACGCATGAAAGACCTCGGAGCACTCTTCGAGGCACGCCAGGCTGATGGAAAGCTCATCGACCGTGGATACACGGTTCGCTGTGATGCAACTCTTAACCCAATCTCGCAACTTGCCGGAGGAACGGTTAAGGCAAAAGTTGGTCTCCGCACAAGCACGGTCGGTGACAAAATCGAAGTCGAAATTACAAAGTCCAACCTAACAGCTAGCGTTGTTCAGTAACGGAGGAATAAACAATGGCAAAGGTATCTCAGAGGCAAGTACTAGCTTCAATTGCTCCGCCAACTGGCGTCACTGCTCCAAAATGGGAAAAGTTCTTATTTGCTCAGGTCTCCGGTGGTGAAATCACGGCAAACGTCGAAAAGATTTATGAGGGCGGCAAGCTTCGCCCAACAATAATCTGCGCACCTTCTGAAGTTGGTGACGTAACTCTTACTGCTCACTACGATAACGACCTAACAACAAACGAAGACGGCGTTAATGGCCTTGGTATCGAGGCAAAGCTCAATGCCCTCCGCCCCCTCGTTGGCCGCGTTACATATGACATCACCGTAAGCTCATACGACTGCGACCTTGGTGCGCCGGTTACTGGAACGGCCCGTCTTTACAAGTCTGCTCTTCTTGTTGGCATTACCGAGCCGGATGGTGACTCGTCGTCTGGTGCTCCGGCAACATTTGCCCTGACATTTGCGGTATCAGACGTAACTCGCGCTGCCTAATAACTAACTTTTCTTTAAACTGTTAGTTACAATCGGATACGGGATGCTGTGTTAGATTTTGCCTCATGGCAGATAGCACAGAACTTTTCACAACATCAGATACAGCACCCAAGCAGCCCGCGAAGGCAGTGAAGGCGACCGAGGAAACACTTCTCGATAAGCTCACTTCTGTTATTAAACAAAAGGTAGAGCGTCCAGTTGTTCATCTAGATGTTCCAGAACGCCCTGGCGTAACTATTAAGGTCAGCCCAAATATTACCCAGAACCAGATGCGTCAATGGAGAAAGCAGTCTGGTGAGGATTCGAGAAATGGCATGGATGCAACAAAGTTTGCGTGTCTTGTCATCGGCTCAACGACAGTTGGGATTTGCCTGAATGGCGAAGAGGTTCATGACGAAGAAGGTTATGAAATCAACTTCGCTTCAGACAAGATGTGGGAAATGACAGAAACGTCTCGCTCCCTTGATGCAGTTCGCGCATTCTTTGGTGTTGACCCCCACATTGAGGCAGCTGCCCTTGCAATCCTTGATGCCGCCGGATATTCAGATACGGTTGAGACAGTGGACCCTACGAAGGAGTCTTCGACCAACTAGTCGATGACTCCAGGGTTATGTCTGCAGCTCGCATGGGTGAGCTGTTTGGAACAGACCCAATAAAGCTTCTGAATTGCACCGACGAGGAATGGTTGATTCGTCTTGCATGTGCTAAAGTTATAAGTAACGACCGCGAAGAGCAAGAACGCCGGGCTAAGGCCTCTCAATAGGCGCTCGGTTCTTACACTCACGCGATTCTAACCAAATCGTGGAGATGCTGTAATGGCCGAAGCAGACGTAAAGGTACAACTTAAAGCGGACATCCTTGGATTTGTCCGCGATATGAAAATTGCTGAAAAGCAATTAAAGAGCTTCGGTAACCAAGCGCGTACTACTGCACTTTCTAGCGGCGCAAGTCGAATGGAAAGAGACTTTGCTGGTTCCTCAATAAAGATTAAAAAACACTTTGACCAAGTGGATAAAGCAATCCAAAATACCGGAAAAATGCTTGGCAAAGTCTTAATGACTGCCATAAAGGGGACAATGCTGCAGATGGCAGCCATGGGTGCCGTTATGGTTGGTATCCACGCATCGTTCGCGGTTGGTCGGGGAATAATGAAGGCCTATGGCGGCGCAATGAAAATAGTCGCCCAAGGCGGAGC